GGGCCGTGATTCATCCTGCAAATCGGAGATGAAGAACGAATCGGTGCCATCCTTAGCCCAGACGTAACGCCCGCGCGCACGCACGATATCTCGGGCATTGCCGAGGTCGTACTGGGTGTATTCCTCTACAATCTCAGGCACTTTAAATCGCACCTCAAATTCTGATGCATTCGTGCCAGTTACGCCGACAGGAATATTCAGCGTATATGTGATGGTTACTGTTGCGTTGGCCTCTTTGTTACCGCTGACCAAAAGGTTGGTTATGTATGGCTTAGTGCTCGAAACTGCCTGTGAGCGCGACAGGCCCCACGCAGTTTGAGCGATAGTCATAACATCGCCTGTAACTCCGCCGGATGTTTTTGGCGTAACAGTGATGACAATGCTGCCTTTTCCCATATCCGATGGCGTGGTAAATGTGTTGCCACTATTACCGGAAGTTGACACCCACGTTTTAATAAGACGATCTTCTGCAGGCTGAATTACCTCGCTTTCAGGCCAGTTGGTAATGGTTTTCACCGTGCCATCGTAACGATATTCAATAACCTGGTTAGTGGCGATGACGGCCTGGGATGTCCTGCTGTGGGCCATTGGCACCCGGGATGAACCAGCCACATCACCGACCACTGAATCACCCTTGTAGAGCTTACCGCCCATAACGCGATAGACGGAGTTCTGAGAGGTGTTGTACTGAGCCCCACGAGATGCACCGGCAACATCAGATCGCTTCGCTATGCCCGGGAACGAGCGCAAATAACCTGAGGCGCCGAGCATCTCCTTCGGCACCGCCAGCATATTCACCGGCAGATAGTCGATGTAGTCGGCGTTGCGGTAGTCTTTACCCGTTCCCTTCATTATCGGAAGTTGCTGGATCGGCATCTGTCTGCTCTCCCGGGAAGTAATGCCATCCATTCAGAGTGGCGAGTTTATTGCCGCTGCCAATCGGTGCTCTGCTTGGGTATGGCGCTCGCTTGGCACGGCTGAGGGCGGTGCCTTTGACGAGCCGCTCTTTTCCATAACGGGCGGTGGTGATGACTTTGGCGGTTGGTTCGATGGCGTAATCAGGCGCGATGCGGCAGGCCAGATTAAACACCACAGCACTCACTGCGCTGGAGCGCATACCGTGGCCGCCACCTTCGGCTGGCGGGTTATCCGGATCGGTGAATTCATACCCGGTGATGATGCCCTTCCCGTCCTGATACCATTCGGCCATCATCGTTTCGAGGTCATCAACGCCGTCCTGGATTGACTGAGGCTCAACGTCGGTAAGCGTGGCATCCGAAGCGACCCCGAGCTTACGCAGCGCCGCCCGGACAATGTCGCCTTTAGTCGCTATCAGCATCATCTTCCGCCTTAGCCTTTGGCCCCGGCTTTTTACGTGATTTCACTTCTGGCTCTGGCTCTGGCTCTGGCTCTGCAAGAGAGTTCACCAGCTCATCAGGATGCGCAAACCAGCCAGCATCGAGATATTCCTGCAAATCTTCTTCCTGAATGATCTCGAAGTCGTAGCCTACGCCCTTCCACTTGCTCATGTCGCCCTGGCGATACACCATCTGTGTCATGTTCTGCTCCAGAATGAACAAAGGGGCCGAAGCCCCTTGAAGGTTAGTGATTACGCCTGATCAGCCAGGCCAACGCCGATTGACTCTGGACGGGTTGCGTTAACGCCGTACCAGACCGCGATACGGCACAGGCCAGACAGGGTGTTGATGTCGCCCTGCGTCGCGAAGATGCCATTCAGACCCACCTCAGGGATGGTGAACGACTTGGTCTTCATGCCTGCGAACAGTTCGTGGTTAGCCGGGATTGGCTGGCTAACGATGCGAATCGCGTCATCCGCCCAGAACACGTTGGTACGTGCAGTGGTGGTGTTGAGCACGTTTACCGCCATGCTGTTTGCCAGTGAAGTATTCACGTTGGCATAGGCGCGCTGCTCAGGAGACAGGGAAGTGTCATCCAGGGCGATCGGCTTAGGCGTGATCTCAACATGAGTACCATCGACAACACGCACGACAGAGAACGTCGCATCCTGAGCCAGCAGGTTTTTAGCCATCTGACCGAGGAACTTAACGCCGGTGAAGCTGATTTTGTCGCCGCGCTTCAGGCCAGTAGTGGAAGAGAGCACCACATTAGCCAGACGGTTATCAACGTTACGCTTGTTGCCATCCGCATCCAGATCCCACGCCACAGGTTTGAACTTCTGCGCACCGCTGACGGTCAGGCCGGTTGCGGTTGAAGCAGAAAGCACAGGCAGCTTAGGAGAACGCAGAACATCATCAAAGCCTGCCACCTGGCGCTGAATGGTGCCGTTTTTATAGGCATCTTCAGGGATGCGACCAAACATATCGCGGTTAATCAGATCGTGGCCGGCTGCCTTGTAGTCCTTCGGGTTGAAGAAGTACGACAGGCCGGAATCTCGGTTAAGCTCACGCGAGAACATGATTTCTTCTGCATCAGCCACGAAATCCCAGCCGGAACCTGCAGCTGTGCCGATCGGGTCATCACTGGTTACTACCAGAGACCCCATTTCAGCAGCCAGGTTGGCAACCTTAACCTCGCAGTTGCTTGCCAGCTTTTTGGCTGCTGAGTTGATGCGGCGGCGATATGCTGTTTCATCACGCAGATCGTCAGCGCGCAGCTGGAAGAAGTCGTTGTCCGGCTCACCAAGACTTACCGGAACGTTAAGTTCCAGCAGGCCAGTTGATTTGCCAGTTAAGTCCCAGCCTTCCTGAGTTGGGGACTCCTGCTCTACAGGCATCCAGATCGTGTTGCTGGAGCGCTGCATTTCGCTTGCAGGAGGCGTGTACTTGCTCGCCTTCTGCGCCATTGGTGTCAGGCTGGTAATGGTTTCAATGATTTCATCCACTGCCAGCGTAACGATTTGACCTTCGTTCAATGCCATTATCGAATTCCTTTAAGTTTTGCCTTTAGCTTGCGATAGGTCTCTACATCACCCTTGCTTGATGCTGCATCCATGGCTTTGCGCATAGCCTCGACGTTAGCCGCCGAGACATCGCCAGTGAGGGATTGATCTGCAGGTGGTGCGGACGAGACCTGCTGCCCGCGAGGCTTGAGAGTTAAGCGTTCTGAGAGTCGAGTGAGTTCAATCAGCGCGGACTGCCCGTCCATCGCCAGTAACTGGCGGGCTTTCTCGGGGTTGGCCCCAAGGTGATACATGAGCGCGGCGGATTTCTCAGGGAAGAGGCGCATGATGTCAGTCGCCACCGGTGCCGGAACGATCTGCATAAACGCATCTTCTTTTTCCTGATAGTCAGGAATGTTGAGCTTCTCCGCCGCGTCATAATGCTTCCGGGCAGCTTCGACGTGTTGCGCTGATTGCTGGGTATAGTCCTGAGTCCTGCGCCCTTGCTCAGCAACAGCATTGCTTCTGGCATCCTGTGCTTTCAGGTTCCATTCGTTATTAGCCTGCTGCAGCGCAGCCATAGCCATGGCGGTGTCGCCGTTGTACTTGCCGTACAACGCGTCATCACCAAGGTAGTCATTAACGTTTGGTTGGGGCGGCAGATCTGGATTAACCCGTAGGTTCTCCGGCAACTCGCCGCGCTTCACCGCTTCTGCCTGCTGCTCAAGCTCACGTTGACGCTTTCGCTCCAGTCGCTTAGCTGCGAATCGTGCGTTAGTTTCCGGGTCTTGCTTTGGTTTTACCTCATCGTCTTTCAGGACGATCTCAAAGCCTTCTTCATGCCCTGCGTTGTCGTTGGCATTATCGACAACAGAGCCATCAGCAGATGCCGCTGCTTGATTGCCGGACGCGTTTAAGCCTTCAGCTTCCTGAATATTGATGGTGTCTTGCATGATTAACTCTCTATTATTGAGGATTCTCGGCTACGCCGCCGGAAGGTGTGTTTTGTCTCTGCGATTGCAGGATGCTGGCGAGATCCATCCGCTGTTTATGCGTCTGGTCATCACCTTTGAGAAGTAACTCAGCATTGGCACGGGCATCATCGCTGCGCTGCTGCTGGAAGGTTGATACGGTTTTGAGGAACTCTCTAAATTCGGATTGTTTATTGAGGTCCATGTTGTTGAATATTTCTGCGATTTTCGCAGCGTTAAGCTGGTTCTGCGCCTCTACCTTAGCGGCGTCGATTTGCAGTGACAGTGTCTGATTCTGAGCCTTAGCCAGTTCGGCCTGCCCCTGCAGAAGAACGCCCTGAGCCTGAACCATTGCCGGGTCTTGCTGGCCTTGTTTAGCCATCTGAGCCTCGGCAAGCCATTGCTGTTCTTCAGGCGTTTCAGGTTTCTTCGCGCCCATCAGGATCAGCTGCTTGTTGGCGTAGTCGCGCATCATCTCGACGCCCTTGCCATCCAGCAAAGTGAAGTACTGCAGCAACAGGAGTTGATATTCCGGAGTTCCCTGCGGCGTCTTACCGAGTAATTCCAGAATCTCAGCGCGGTTCTGCTGCTTCATAGACTGGAATGATGGACCAACGTCGGTATAGCACTCATAGCGGCCCCTGATGTCGTTCAGGACGGTTGTTTCGCCAGTTGCGAGGTCAACCACCTGCTCCATCAGCTGCACTTCCTTCTCGCTACCATCTTCAAGCGTGATGGTAACGGTGCGGGGGATGTCGTAGATGTCATTGACGATCGACTGGTAAATCTCACCGTCACGGCGCATCGCTGTTGCGAGGTTATCCTGGAATACGAACGTCTCCAGATCCGAACGCATATTCAGCTGATTGACCGTCTCGAAGGCAACTTGACCACCGTTAACTGCCTCGGCGTCCACACCCAGCGTCGCTACCTCTTTCACTGCCGCGGTAGCGGCCTCAAGCATGTAAGCGTTGGCCTGGGGAACTTCCGGGTTCTCCATGTAGGAGATGGCACCCAGCGGCAGATCATTACCGTTTTCATCGGTGCGGTTCTGCAGATAGTACGGGTAATCGTCGTTGCCGTCGTACATATGCTCGTACCCGGCGATCTGCTCAGGGTAATAAGTTGGCTTTTTGCGCGGCGTACGGGCGACGATGTCAGCGTTGAACGACATGATCATGTTGCGCAGGCGTTGGCCGTCTTTGGTGGCCCGGACTACGCCCTCATACACCTCTTTGCTTTCGACGAAGCCCCACTCGCCAAACACAGGAACGATCGGGATGTGCTCGCCAGCAATAAGCTGCTTATCCTTCAGGATTTCGGTGCAGGTGATGATGGATTTATACACCCGGCATCGCTCTACCTTACGCTCGGCAACCTTGACCATTCCGCGATCGGCAAGGTCATCGATAACGTCCTTGATATCGCGCTTATAGTAAGCAGACGGTGCGCCGGTAACAGGGTCCTGGTAGATGTAGACGGTCTCTTTCTTACGCTCCACCTCGTAGAATTCAGCAACGTGAATGGTGTCCTGAGTAAGCCAGGGGAAAACCAATTCGTACGGGCTCTGAAATGATGGGATGGTTTTCTCATCAAGCCCATGCTCTTCAGCAAAACTCTTCCAGCCGTCACGACTCATCGAGTGGATCAGCGTGCAGTGCCGGGCGTCCGACTTGTCCATCTGTTTGCTGTTGCTATCCCACACCACACATGAACATGAGGAGTGGATCGGCTCACGCAGCACAACCTGGTTGTTGCTGGTCGGGCTCTGGTCTTCGTATCGTGTGACACGCCTCCAGTGGCCCACACCGCATTCAATCTGTTCCCGGACAGCAATATTCACCGATATTTTCGATGCGTTATTCTGCATGTCGGTGCGGTACATTCCCATCAGCGTGTCGGCTGCGTCAGGGCTTGCGCCGTCTTTCGGTCGGTAGAGAACATCAATCGGGTTCTGGCGCATCTCTGCGACCAGCTTACGCACCACCGGGCGCACAACGTCGAACTGGCCGCGGTACTGCAATGTTGTGTACTGATTAAGCCAGTCATCCCACTGAGAGACGCGGGAGAAGAACAGGTCATTCTTCGCCTCAGTTCTGGCTTCGTCTCCGGCTGTCCAGTCTGCGTCGAACTTGCACAGAATGCTCTTCAGCCTGCTTTCGTTGTCAGCCATTATCGTCCTCTGGAAACTGGTCTAATCGGGGCGGGGATCTTTTTATCTTTCGGTTTATTAATGTCGCGCATTGTTCTGGCGAACCGGCGCATCATGTAGCCGTAACGTGTTGCAGAAAGGACGTCATCATTGAGCTTGACGATCTTCCCGTTCTCGTCGCGGTGATACAGGCGGAACTCTTCGAAGAACGGCTCGCAGGTGTTGAACACCTTGAAGCGACCATCAAGCATCATGTCGCGCAGCTCGGTGATGCCAGGCTCGACGGCGTTTCCGCCATCAGGCCATGTCGCATGTTCAGGCAGCATGTTGAATCCGGCGTCAGCGTACTGGCCTTTCAGCTGCTCACCACCGCCCTTTTCATGTTGGTTACCATCGTGAGGCCAAGCAGTGGGTATCTTCTGAGCCCACGCTTTAACAGCACCCCATGCCTGCACCGCCGTATGCTCTTTCTTCTTCCAGACGCGAGCGACGTAGATAGTGTCGGCGTCTTTATCCCACCAGAGCTGAATCTGCGCCTGAGGGTGATCCCAGCCGAAGTCCATTGCGTTGATGACGTAGAAGTGCTCAGGACATTCGAACGGCTGGCACTTTATGGTTTCTTCCGGGATCTGGAAGATGCGGCCACTACCCATTGTCGGGATACCACGAGCGCGCGCTTCACGCTCATGCTCTGGGTACGACGCGACGATCTGCTCTTTCTGCTCGTCGCTGTAGTGGTCAGCGTCAAAGATTGTCATGGTGACAACCTTCTGCGCCTTGCTCGGGTTCTTCAGGAATTTGGTAACGACGTCGGACATACCCATCAGCGGGGTAAACGTCAGCATTGAGAACTGGCCGTATTTGTTGGTACGGGTCAGACCTTCGCCGTAAATGCTGTATGGCGGCTCTTCATCGAACCAGACGCCGTGGATTGTGTCACCCTGCCAGCGTGCGCGCCCCTGCGAGTACGGCTTGAAGTAGCAGATGGATATGCCGTCTTCTACGCCGTCAGCGTTGTGGTGCTTTACCAGCAGGTGGTCGACAAGGTTTGGGAAGAATGGAGACTTCTTCCAGCTGATGATGTCCTCTTTCGGGATTGACCCGTAGCCAGGCTCATCATTCTCCTCAATACGACCGCACAGGATGCGCTGTGTCGTCTTCGTTACGGTTTCGTTGGTCTCGCCACCAACCCAGAATACGACGGGCTCATAGAAGCGTTTACCGCCCCATATTTCTCCATATGCACCGTCGGTGGGATAACCTTTCGTACCGGGATAGCGACCGGTGAGATGAAAGGCCACCTCTGCGCCGCCAGTGTAGGACTTGCCCAACTGGTTACCGGCCATGAAGCAACGCTCGGGGAATTCGGAACCAGCATCAATAAACTCGCGCTGTTTGCCGTACGGCGTGAACTCATACAGCAGGTGCGTTTCCCGGTACCGCTCCTCTTCCTCCAGAAGCTCAAGCAATTCGATCTGCTCGTCTTCTGTCAGGTCATCAAGAATCGCTTCGTTTTCCACGGGTCAGTAACTCCTGAATGCGAGAGCGGCGCTTATCGCGATCTCCCTTATCAGGTGTCACGTCTTCAACTTGCGACTGCTCTTTGAGGCCCAGATCACGGGCGATGATGTTGGCGTTCAGCAGGTCAGCAGCTGCGCCAGAGAATTTCTGGTCGTAGATGATTTCTTCTGCTCGCGTGGTGACGTCAGAAAAGCCTTCCATAGCGCGGAAGGTTCCCCACGTTTGCCGGGTGATATCAAGGAAGATGCACAGGCCAGAAATCGTCATGGCTCGCATCTTTGGCATCGTTGCATTGATGATCTCACCCTGGTAGGAAAACACCTTCCCTTCCCATAGCGGGTTGTCGTCCGCCCACTGGAAGTATTCACAGCAGGCATCCCACAGCGCCTCAGGCGATTCGAATTTCGGGTTTCGCCCATGACTACTGCGGGCCTCCCAGAATCGGTTACCCTTTGGTGCTGCCATATCCATTCCCTCTTCAGTTATTATCAAGCGCCCCATCAGAGACGCTTTGTAATAACTACGCCAGTTCGCCGCCTGCTTTCAGCTTCGTAATGAGGCTGTTCACTTTTGTCACGATGGTATTCACTGCCGTTTGTGCCGTGGCAATATCAGTTACCGTCTGAGCAGGGATAGCCGCTTCTGTTGCCTGCTGCAGTACGCCACCTCGTTCAGTGGTGGTTGGTGTTTTGTTTCCAGCCATAGCAGTGGTCGCTGTCGTGCCGATGGTCGGCGCGAATGTTGACAGCTTACCTGTTACTGAGCCCCAGGCGATCGGCGTGCTGGTAGCGGTGTATTTAGCTTCGAAGGCCGATTTGCTCATATACAGCAATTCGCCATATTGGCTCTGGAAGATGTACCCGCCCACTGCCGGCTTGAATGTGGACATAAACAGCGCGGACAGGTATTGCGACTGGTATGGACCATCAAAAGTTGCTTCTGCCGAGCCATCGACTGCCTGGTTGAGTTCATCGATAGGCAGCGCCAGAACGTAGATTCCGTCAGTGTCGGAGTATGCAGGCCATTGTTGGTTGATCATCACTTAGCTCCTTCGATTAAGTCTGCTTTGAGTAGCTCCAGCGTACCGAGCGCCTCACATAAACTGATTTCGCCATCGTATTCATGGACGACCTCTTTCAGCCGGTCGAATAGCTCCTGGGTGATGGGGAATTTTTTCTCCTTACCCAGGTCGATAACTTTGGTCATTGCTACTCCGGTTATCCGTTGCAGGGGTTATTTTTGATTTATCCGCTCAGGAGGATATCCATTAGCAAGCTCACCCGGAGATGAGCTTTGGAATGGAAAGCCGTTGTGAAAGTGGCTCTCAAAACCACAGATTTGTGGTTATGCGGCCAGGCGGTGCTGTTCATCGATAAGCGGCTGTCGGTGATTGCGCTCGAACATACCGCGCAGCACCTCTTTCCTTTGCTCGAAGTCCCACCCCATGCTGATAAATACCGTGTTGGCGCGCTGTAGCTCGGTGATGCAGTGAATTTGTTCCGGCGTCAGGTAATCGCGGATCGGTTCTTTCTTCCCGATTTCGTGATGCACGCGGAACTTGGCTGAAGTCATGCCCAAAGCCAGCCTGTTAATCAGGTCAGCCTCGTTGGAGAAGTGATGCGGTGCGATCTGTTTACCCTGAGCCTCTCGCTCATGCTTGATGGCATCGGTCATCGGCTTGTACTCCAGGCGCGCGGAGTTGCGGTCCATCTTCTTCTTAGCCAGCGCGCTGCGCATCGTGAAGAATTCAGCCACCAGGCGCTTCTTGAAAGCCCGGACAACTTCGTTGTTTCGCATGTAGGTGATCAGCAGCGTGGTTTGCTGCTCGTTAAGTACCGCGACACGAACCTTGGCATTGTTATAACCAGCTCGGATTTCAAATCCGACCTCACCAAACTCTTCAAGGTCACTTTTGTTACGGTCAACCAGCTTGATGATGGTGTCATGGTCTCTCCCAACACCTTCGGCGATGGCGGCAGTGTTTGTTACCAGGTCGAGCTTCTTGATTTCAACTAATTGCATGGCGATTTACCTTTTAGAAAGTGAGCCTGTCTCACAGAAAAGCCGCCCGAGAGAGGTCGCCACCTATAACGGCTTTTCTCAGGCTCGCTTACTGAAAGGCTCTCGTGATGGAATGCGCGTGAGATGCGCGGGTTTACTGCGGGTATAAAAAAGCCCCGCTAATGCGAGGCTCCGTTATTTCTCTATGCTTAAAGTCCAGAGGAGAGACTGTGTCAGAACCTCAGGGATGAGGTTCTATTCTGGCGCAGT